CGTTGCTAGATCCCACGGCCAGACGCCAGTGTAAATGGGAACTGGAAGCAAAAACAACACTTGAAAACTTGGTGAGGCTTTGATCCATTGATAATAGATTTCATCTGAGGCAACAGGGTAGTTGACCCATGACGACATCCCATACACATCTGGTCTGTAGAGAGACGGATTCCAATCAACATCATAAACATGTCTGAACGGAGCGTCGAAATCCAAAATAGGCTGAGTAATGGCATTTGTAGCAGCCATTCCTGAACCAGGATTGAATAAGTCACTATTTGTGGAGGGTCCGGGGATAAACGAGGGCAAAGCTACTGCTGACATTCCTGTAGCAGTGGCGTTTGGCTTTATCTGTAATTTTGTTGAAATCTCCCCGGCATTGAAAAGAAACAAACTAGCTAAAAAGTTAAAATTGGATCTGTAGTACGGTGAGGCCGCAAAGCCTTGTACTCTCTGAGAAATATAATTATCAGCTCCAATTCTACTCCATCTAGACAAAAGGTCCTCGACGGTCATCGAAAAAGGTTGTGCAGGAGTAATCGATTGTACTCCAGGAAAAGACTGCACTGTCTTAAAAAATTGGCTCGTGTCCATTTGAGCCTCTACCTCTTTTTCCTTACCAAGAGGTATATCACCTGCTACATCCACCATATTGGGATCTTCATACGCAAAATCCTCACCAGGACGCATGAACACCTTTAAACATACTTTGGGCGTTCGATCTCCAAAACCAATAACTCTATCAATAATAACTGTTACAAATTGGTTAGGAGAAGGGGTGACAGCATAATTCGCCGTATTAGTAGGTCTACGTGAAAATGCATAAGTAAATGGCGCGCTAACTGTTATAGTGGCCTGTCCTTTGATTGTTTGAACTATCGTAGGAACAGACCCAACACTAGACGTAGGGTACAACTCAGTTGTTACCCCATTAAGGCTACGCCAAGACAACACTATTCTGACACGAGCTGAAATAAAAGGTGAAGTAAAGAAATTAAAGCTATACTCGAGAGAACCTCGGTAGAATTTAAAAAACTGAGCAAAGTACTGAGTAAAACCCTCAAAACTACTTTCCTCAGCTATATTCATTGGAACACACATATACGAAACGTGTTCTCCTTCTACCATCATAGAGGATGCTACATGACTAGGATTTTCCCGCATTATTCGATAAATGCTATGCCTATAAGTACTATCGGCATACAACTCAGGAGGGATCAAAGGTTTGGGTTCACTTAACAAAGACTTAAACCCAACATTGGCCACAAGACGAGATAACTCTCCATATGAATCTTGTTGTACAATAGTTTTTTCCTCCCTATCTTCCTTGCACAATCCAATTCCTAAAGTACATGATGCTTCTCCAACGACTTTATTCGCTTTATTTACTGTACTAGTAACATCCTCAATAGTACCCACAGCAGTTTTAACTGCTCCCAGAGCCATACCTGTAACTGCTGCAACTGTTCCAGCTGCAGCTACTATAGACCCAACATTAGCTGATTGAGCTTCAACTTCAGGAGGGGGCTCAGCCGTAGATATATTAAAAGGAATTATAGGGCAAGCCACAGTAGGGGCCACAAGAGACATATACACAGCAACACGAATGGAGCCAGATACAGAACTATCTGTACGGTCAGTATTAGCAGAAAGCAAAAAAGACCACATGCGTTTAAAATCCATAAGCTGAGTATAATAGAAGCCATCGGTTCCAGGATGACTACGAGCATCTGTTTCAATGGGATACATCGGGTGCGGAAAAACAAAAGGTACTATAATTTCCGCTCCCGCCTGATCAGTAACAGGCAATAACACTGGATCCCGATTAAAAGCTGCTGCAAAATTATACAATGGTGAAAACTCACCATCAAACCCAACCCACCAAGGCATTCGGGATATCTGTATAACTCCATACTGTTGAGGAAGAGATGTCACCACAAACCGGAACTTAATACCCTTAAAGGACAAATATGTGTAACGCTGGAGAATTGTAAGTACCTCATCATGGTTCATCCACTGTAGAAGCGGATAATGCATACTTGCAGTAGATGAACCTATAGCAAGGGGCAGGTCATACAACTGAAATTCTCTAGACAACTGTGAAGAGGGATTAATCTGAGCTACACTACGCTGCGGAGTGCTGGTCATGGTATGATATACCATACCTTCAACTTGTTCTATTTCTGTAAGTTGCACTCTCTCAGTGTTGGAATTTTGTAAGGTTCCCAACAAACCATCATTATTATTATCTATACTAGAAGCTGTCGATTTAAAGTCTAGATCACCTTTTACGACAATTAGATGATCACTTAAAGTGGCTCTTCTTTAGGAGCGCAGATACCCGACCGAGCCGTCCGGGCAGTATGCATTCTCCAAAAGTTTTTTGGACGATGAGTCCATATACGACGTCAGATACCGTTTCAACCAATATTCATAAGAACGAATTCTAATTCCACTAAGTTGAGATTCTTGAAAACACATGTGTAAGTCATTAACAAACGACTCATAAGCTTCTGGTCCATGAAAGAAAAACTCCATGCACGCAGTTTTAACATTAACTTCCAACTGTTCTCTCGAACAATTATAGCTTGATTTACGAATCCAAGCTAGCATACCATAAATAGAACTTCGAGATAAAGGGCACATAACATACTCCCCTACTCCATAACGAACTAATCTATAACTTCTGCTAAGAAAGTCAACCTCCTTCCGATCAAGGAAGGGCTTGGTGACACTACCTTTAGAACATGTAGTGTACACCATACCACAATAGTGTTTGAAAAATGCTGCTAACGTTTTCATATTATACCAATGAGCAACACGATCAGACACTCCTATATTACTATCATCACCATACATAGCCGCAGTAATATCCTTTTTCCAATTTCCTATGCACACATCAGGTAAAGAGAATTTCATAAATTCAAAGGCTCCCTTATGCATGCAGTAATTTGCAAACGTATTAAACAACGTTGTTAAAATGTGTCCTGACGACACTTCAAATTGGACTGAACAAAGCTTTGTTCTAAAAATTATAAAGGATCCTACTACAGTGGATGCAACATTTCTCAGTTGCGTGGCTAGCTTACTTCCTTCAGCACAGCCCCACAAATGAATTAACCATGTCCCAAAATGCCAGGTCCAAAAATACCTTACATACAAATCCCACTTAAAATCTGAGGACATGACGTTATGTTGAGCAAAAATACGATGGCAAAGTTTCTCCCATTCATAAGACATGGGATTTATTCCTACTGCTGAAACGCTATCTACTATATGATTTTTCATTCGATCTAATATAGGGCCAGCAAAAACCATAGTAAATAAAGATACTAAAAGAGAAGCAACACAGAATCCACGAGGGCTATATTGCTTCTCAAGAGGTAGCAGTTCATCTTTAAACATTAACGTATTACACCCTTGGAACTGGAGTTTAGGATTATCAGAATTTGCCAACATATAATCAAAGTCTCTTCGAAGTTCTGGATCAACTCGGGTACATTTCCCCGTAACCTCATCAATATCATACAACACAAATCTTCCTTTTTTACCGTCAACTTCTTCCTTTCGATGACGATAATCCATGGTCATAGACGACGTTCTAGTTAATGAATTGAGATTTCCTGAACCCTCCAAGATCTGCTCCAAGGTAAACGGTTTCATACCCCCAAACTCGTGTTCGGGTACAAAACCTTCCCATAACTTTTCTGAATTTTTGAAGGACCACTCCATAAACGATGTATCAGTTATTTCAGGAACCAACGTTCTTTTGCCAAAATAAGTACTGTGTGGGTTAACCACAGTCCCATCCTCCAGCTCAACATTTCGCAAGTAAGCAGGTGCTACCTCAACTAAACCTCTGGCTTGCAAGCTGTCATAGAGGGGTGACTTTTCAAACTGAGTATCTACTGGAATGAACTCACACGTATTAAGAATACCCAGATTATGTACTCCTGGAAAACACAACTCGGAACTGAATATAGTAGCACCGTCTTCTCGAGTCTTAACGTAATTAAAAGTTAAACTTTGAGCATCAACAAAACTTTCCATAACGGGAGGGAGAAATACTCCAACGTCTCCATCTCCCTCAAAGTCTTCCTGATAAATAGGCACAATAAAACTATCTGAGGCATTAGCTCCAAAATGAAATCCCAACATATAGTGGGTCTGGGCCCTCATATCAAGATACGGGTACGCACAATGCCCTTTCTTTCCGAAACAATTCTTTGCTATATAATACTCCTTGGCCTGAAAAGAATCTCGTCCTCCTTCTGGGGTATCGTAATTAACTTTTAAATCAGCTCCAGTGCGATGCACTAAAGTTTCCCCTGTAAAATACATATACTCTGCTTTATCTCCATTAATCTCCTTAATAACACGAATAACTTTAGTATCTGGAGATGGACCCATGGCACGAGTCCTAAAATTCTTTTTACAGTTGGGATACGCCTTAGTAGTCCGTCTATCTAAGGTGAGCCGAACCAAGTCCCTACCAGGGAATGCTTTTACCGATTCTATCAATGAAGGCGTCTTTGGATTATTTCCACACTCGTCTGTTATAATTATATGCTTAGGCCGCCCTGTAAAATTATAAGTATGCAAGTTAATGAACAAATAAAATCCACAAACTAAACCAACAGCGGGAGTACTCCATTGCTCACCTACCACTATGATATTGCGAACAAGTTGCACTGCCTTACGGGCTCTAGTATACAACCCAGTATCTCCCTGAGCACTAATCTCGGTTGTTATACTATTAGGCAACTTATGAATGGGCCGGGCCTTACTACGAGGAATAGCATTTTTGTGTCCTTTTCCAAGGGACTCTCCTTCTACTTCCATATTCCAAATAGCCTCTACAATAGCTTTCCCTATGGTAAAACCAAGAGCTAATGACCCTATAGCTACAATTCCTTTACACAAAACTTTACCTAGCAACTTGAATTGATCATACATAACTTTCTCGGACTGACTAAACACAACTCCTTGATCTAAAGCAATGTTATAAAAGAAATAATCATCAGCGTCATGAGCTTGACACAACCATTCAGGAGGCATAAACATTACTCCTACATATGATTTTGACAAAATAGAACTTTTTGGAGAATAATACTTTCCTTCCGATATAACATCATAATTCTCCAACATCTGTTTCACTATTCCTGGTCTACCAGCTATAACCCATAAAGCTTTAAACCCTTCAAATTCAGACCTGGTCTCAATGACAAGCTTATCCATATTTATCCACCTAGTTTTAAGATCACTAAATCTTGGGGGATATATCCAACCATGACTATGCATGGCACATATTTCCTTAAATCGCGGGGGATAGCCAACCTCCGTAAAACAATCAATGATAGTTTCATCAAACCTAGGGGATGTCACCTCTTCCACTTTAGTCACAGCAGCTGAAGCTACTCCATTTGCGGTCATGTACGTTGCTATAGTAGCGGCAGTCATTGCACAAAATCCGACTGCCATTGCTAACATATTAGCTTCGCACTGATCCTCTGGTTCCTTTCCTTTGGTGATATCATCAGTTAACTCCGTCTCCACACATGCTCTATAAAGTTCTCTATTTTGCTCGCAATTCTTTCGAATATAAGGCTGATCTTTTTCTCGATATTTAGCAAAATAGAGTTGGCACCGATTGGCTTCATCATCAATACAAGAAGCACATACTGGGAAATCTGCTCTCCATCCTTTAATCAGTCGTGCATAATCAGATATTTCATCAACAGTAAGGAATTCTACATCATCCTCAAGCTTTTTAAGAAGTATTTTATATCGCTCATTTGAACCTTCCATAACAGACCGATAAAGAATAGAGAACTGGTCCTCTAGTGTGACTTCTGGTACGAATACGCCATCGGACCCGTAGACTAACTGATCTACAGCCCCTGTATACATTTCTAAACTTTTTGGAGCTTTCTCTCTACTCATAATCATGTCCGACACAGCCACAACTAACTCTGACCATTTATATGAAAATTTCTTTTTCTTAACTGATTCTATTACAAAATCAGAAACAGTATAATCTGCTCCCGTCACTTTGCTACCCATAGCAGTATGAACATGTGGAGACTCTTGTATGCGATAGTCAACTAATTTAAACTCCCATGCATCATCCAAGTCGCGTACACTTGGAGGTTTAGTCATATCAAATGATTTCTTTCTAACCACCTCAAAGGGAAAATCTTGGCGACGGTGCATTGCGCCCACATCCGTCATACCGGTATCATGCCAACCACAGAAGTTGGTAGTAACACAACTCAACCGATGGACTAAAAAACCAGTTCCTTTCAGATGAGCTTCTGAATAATTACAAGGACAGGGTTCTGCATCATTTTCCATAAGAAATTTAGTTCCTTCCTCAGCTCTCTTTTCAGAACTTAACTCCTTGCAAAACTCATTATACTTAACACCAAAGTGTCTCATATAACCATCATGATACTCACTATTATTAGGCATAGCCCAAAAAGCTCCTTCTCCGTAAGGGGGAAGTGTCTTACCATCAATCATCATTGCCTGTGATACACACCGAGTATATATGGCTTGACTGAGAGCCCGCATACTTTCATTTTTTCCTTGCTTGGGTTTGCCATATAACCACAACACAACAGGCTGGACTCTTTCTTTAAACTTAGGATCAGCTTGTATAACTTTAAAATAATCTAACTTAGCCTGACGGAAATAATCCAAGCTCAATGATCGCATTTCGGGGGTGGACACTCCTGACCCCCTGAACTGAACTTCAAGCCTCATAGCTGTCCTGTACCTGTCTTCAATACTAGCCTTTAATTTCTGTTGCATGACAATATCAGTCTTCCAAGTCGGGTACATCTCATTGAACTGTGCATAATCATCAAGTTCATGGGACAACTCTACTGCAAAATCAGCATATTTCCACACCGGATCCTTAGTCCACCAAAACATACAATAGTAAAACAATTGCTTAAAACAAGTGCATACATTTTCCATAAAAGGTTTTCCAGCATTAAAGAGTTGCAAACTGGGTAATAAACTTCTAACACTCACAGTCTCCCCTATTACAGCTGACGTTAACAGAGACATGCCTATAGCAGAAGCAACAAACCCCTGAGCTTCGATTTCATTTTCCTTAATCCCTACTTCAGAGTGAGGCACATCAACATTAATGTCATGATTCCAAAGCAACTTAATAATAGACTTCAGGTACATACTAACGTCTGAGAGTTTCTCAAACACTCTCATTAGGGCCCATATAACAACTCCTGCAATGATCATATTAACAAGAACTCTAAGTGCAAATGAAACTAACTGATTACACAAATAACTTGTTATAGTATCTATCCATCCTTTAAAGTAAGTCTTAAGAGGCTTCATAATACATCCAAACACGTCAACCAAACCTCCAATAGAATCCTTAACTACTGTGAACAGCTGCTGTAAAGCGCTTCCCATAGTAGTTGCTAAATTACTCATCCAACTACCTGCCTGATCAAACGGGCCAGCTTGGGCTTCAACATGCTGCTTGGTTTTAACAAACACTGAATCTATTGTGGCATTTCCTTTAATCCATGACAAAAAAGGAACAGTCATAACATAATCTGCTCCATCATAAGACTTAATACAAGCCAACAGCTTTCGCAACTTTGGAGGAAGCTGAAAATGTTGAAAATTATCAACTAGATTTTTCAAACATCTAGTGTAATCTGGTCCATAAGCGTAACACTTAACTTCCTGTTTTCTAGACTTTCCTGCATTGTACTTACGACAATGGAATACAAAATCATCGAATGACACAAACACTCGGGAATGAATACTTTGTTTCAGAAACATAGCTACATAATTCATCATAGACTTTCCCATGGTTTCAATTGGTAATAAATACCCTAAATCATTAAGTATATTTAATGTGGTCTGCACCACAGAACAGTAGGAAATTCCGTCATTTAATTCAACTTCTTTCATTTTGCACTTCTTCGTCACTGAAGAGCCATCTACCATTATATTATATTTTACTATTTGTTCTTTCGCATTAACGAAATCATTCTTACTAGGAAAAACTGAGACTTTTGATGTTAACTGATTACGTCTCTTAGTTCGACCTTGTGCTTGAATCGAAAGAACTTCCATTGTTGATATATGGTACAGCACCATAGTATCTATGGAGAATTGTTTTGGCTCTATCTCCATTGCCTCTACTTCTGACTCAGCCTCAATTTGCTGCACATCATAAGATGCAACTGAGGTAAATTGAGTCAAATAATTGTCATATGACTGATTAAAATCAGACAACCTATGTAATTTATGACTACACCATATACAATATGCTTTTTCTCGTGTTAGATGCTCATTTCCAAACTCAAATATAAATTTACTAGGTTCCTGACAAACCAAAACTCCTGTTACTCCTACTTTTTCACATTTAACAGGAGAATACCTAAATAAAAAGGATTCCCCATCTTTCAAATCATCCCAAGACCATTCAGAATTAAATTTCTCTGTCTTGGTTTGTTCTCTACATTGAATATCTTTAGTAACATTATCTTCATAAAACACAGCGTTGCGGTGAGGGCCGAGGAAGCCTCCACATGTTATTTCTCTCGTAGGACCCATTCTAGATCGTACACGCAACGTATAGCCATTACCGGGACAAGCCCGGTCCTCGTTGGAATTTTGCGCGGGAGCGTCCTCCTTTGCCGACATCCAACCGAGGCCCACCTCAGTAGAGGCATGCCTTTCCGACATTTCCTTAAAAGACATCTGGTTCTTTGTTTGGTTAATGTGGAGTGGTCCAAATGACTACAATGGTAGGTGGAGGATCCTTAACCACCAATGTAACAGATGTAGCGCACCAGTTCTATGCGTCCTCAATTAATCTTTTAAACAAATCACGCGCCAGGACGGTTCATCAATATTGCATAATATACGACTGAAAGTTATATCCAACAGACAGACGCAGTATCTTACACTCAGATTTAAGCCCCCTATAGCTAACGATCTTATCTGAAAAAGAGTACTAGCATTACTTATAGCGGTTACACTATCATATCCAAGTTGTTTACTCATTAAAGAGTTTAAACAATATCAACTATAAACACAAATATAAACTCTTTCTTAATAGCTACTATTTCATAGATCTTCAATTCCCAAAAACCTCCGGCGACCGCCAAGGAGGGAGGGAGAATACAACCACATGCTAACAAACATGCCTCTAGTTTTATTCGAAACACACTTTATCCTATAGGAACGGCAGTGTAGACGCTCTACTAGGTATTCTCTACAACCAGAAATTGCTCCAAAACTCTATAGTATTACCAGAACTTAGTTCAAATGCGTTTTAAGTATCATTTCTAAATTCTAACTCAAAAACTTTATTAAAACTCATCAAATCAAGTGCCAAACACTACTAGTGAGAAGATTAGGTTAATTGTATTACACACCCATCGTCGTTCCGACACCACGGTAAAAAGCCGGGGGGGTTTCGTCCAAAACCATCTAAACACTCTGTCTCCTTACTTAATCTATACTAAGCTGATTACGGCTCAGCAACTGCTCCCTAAGTTTTATATTTGCAATTTTTATACTTTTACATTTTATAATTTTTATAATTTTATTTTTAAACCCGGTTATAAACTCTAAGTCGCTCTTAGGCGTGGCTAGCACGCCGGCATGTAGGATAATGTCTTACTGCAAAGTCTCCAAATCTTCGCAAGCCTATACAAAGCCTAGGAATGGCTATCTAAACTAAATTTTTGTAATTTAACTTTTATATTTTTATAATTTTACACTAAAACATAACGGAAAACAAAATTCTATCAACTAAAGTTACGTTTATTGTCCGCCGACATAAATCTAAAGTGGGAGTAACGTTCTCCGACGTCGAAAAGTTCCGGGTGAAAATATCACTATACCATATTGCATGAAATCTATCACACTAGGTATATACAAATCTATGTACGAGGAGGGAAATAATCC